GCTTGATGCCATGAAAGAGTGTTCCAATTCTATGATTCGCATGGAAGGCGAAAAAGACTTTATTAAGGAAGCAATCAAAGAAATTTGTGATGACTTGAAGTTGCCCAAGAATATTGTGAATCGTCTAGTTAAAGTTTACCACAAACAAAACTATGATGAAGAAGTTGCTGTGCATGAACAATTTGAACAGTTGTATGAAACGATTGTAAAATAATGCCAACAAAAGATGAAATGTACAAGTTTCAGGAAGAGATTGAAAAACTCGTACTAGAAACCAATTACAACTATATGGAAGCAATCATTGAGTATTGTAATAAGACTGGCATGGAGATTGAACTAGCCTCCAGTTTGGTAAACAAAGACTTGAAGGCAAAGATTGAGATTGATGCACAAGAACTCAATATGTTGCCTAAAACACGTAGACTTCCTATTTGATTTGTGATATAATTATAGCATGACAGGTTATGAAGCATTCTCTCTTTACCACGTACTAAAATTGCATTTCACCTCGGGCTATGACTTTTTTAAGTACAGCGGTAAAACAAACATCACTATAGAATCGTTTGAGAAAAGAAAAGACAAGTATCATTTCTACAAGTTATCCAGAAAGTTTAACAATCGTAAAAATGACTACATTGATTTTGTTATCTCAAACCTTCTACACAATGATAATTGTTGGGCAGGAACTTTGCTTGAAGATGATTCAGATGAAGTTAATATAAAGAGACTTGCAATCGTTCAAGCATTGAGTTATAACTTTCAAAATGATTGTTCGGTGATTGGTGAGAGTGGTAGCATAAACGATTTATTAAAAACTGATGGTGAGTATCCAGAGTTATTGACGATGACCTTGCAAAAAGTTATTCAAGCTGAAACTCTATGCATACTGAATTCAATGATGAATTTTCTTCCTATGTGGCAAAGAAAAATCTCAGATGACATTCGCTGGCCATTACTATACAAAAAGTGGACAAAGTATTCTCCGTTTTTGAGTTTTGATAAAGCAAAGTTTCGTGAAATAGCATTGAAAGAATTGAAATGATTGAAAAGATTTATTTGGATATGGATGGTGTTCTCTGTAACTTTGAGCGCCGATATTTTGAGTTATACAAAGAACTGCCTGGTTCAATGCGTGACCGAAAAGATTTTAATGTTCACTGGCATGACTTCATAGCGACAAAGCAATTTGAAACGCTAGACTGGTATCCTGGTGGTAAAGAATTGGTTGCATTTTGCTTTGAAGCGGATGTACCGATTGAGTTGTTGACTTCTTCTGGTGGTAACAAATACCATGATGAAGTTGCACGACAAAAAATTGTTTGGTTAGAAAACAATGGTCTTGGTAAACTAAAGGCGAACGTTGTTCCCGGTCGTAAGCACAAGGCTGAGTATGCTACACCAAACACAATTCTTATTGATGATACACAAGATATTATCCAGATGTTTAACGCCGCTGGTGGTATTGGTATTCTTCATAAAGAAATTGGTAATACTTTAATGATGCTTGAAAAGCTACTTGAAGTTGAACTAAATACATGATACAATGAATCATGTGGATAATTTTATACAACGCATACAATTTATACAAAGGAAAATACTATGTCTTTCGCTAATCTAAAACGCAACCGCGACAGCCTTGATAAACTCACTAAGGCTATTGAGACCACCACACAAACTGCTGAGGCTGGCTCAAAAGATGACACCCGATTCTGGGCTCCAACTGTAGACAAATCTGGTAACGGCATGGCTGTTATTCGTTTTTTACCAGCACCTTCTATTGATGGTGATGATGGGCTTCCATGGGTACGCCGTTTTGACCACGGCTTTCAAGGACCAGGTGGATGGTTCATTGATAACTGTTTGACTACAGTTGGTGATAAGTGCCCCGTTTGTGAACACAATTCTACATTATGGAATTCTGGTGTTGAAGCCAACAAAGAAATTGTTCGTAAACAAAAGCGCCGCTTGAGTTACGTTGCGAATATCTATGTTGTTTCTGATCCAAGCAATCCTCAAAATGAAGGAACTGTTCGTTTGTTCAAATTCGGAAAGAAAATCTTCGATAAGATTTCCGAAGCAATGAATCCAGAATTTGCTGATGAAACACCAGTTAACCCATTTGACTTGTGGGAAGGTGCTAACTTCAAATTGAAGATTCGTAATGTTGAGGGATATCGCAACTACGACAAATCAGAGTTTGCAGCCAAAGGTGCATTGTTTGAAGATGATGACAAATTGGAAGCTATCTACAAACAAGAACATTCTTTGAAAGATTTTACGGACAAGAAACATTTCAAACCATATGAACAACTTAAGGCTCGCCTTGATAAGGTTCTTGGTTTTGAAGGTGACGCTGTTCCTAATATTCGTGCAGAAGATGTTGAATTGCCAACACCAGTTACAAGAGCGAAGGCTCCTGTGTCTACTACTGTAGATGATGATTTGGATTACTTCAAGTCGTTAGCTGAACAATAAACTAAACTTCTTCAGAACTTAGTTTGCCCCGCCTAGTGCGGGGTTTTTATATTGGTCTTACGCCTGCGGCTGCTTGGAAGAACAATTCTAAGGCATCAATATTTGTAGCAGCCGCAACTGTTTGTGGTGTCGCACTTGAACCGCCATTATTAATTGTTTGTGGCGCACTAAATGCAATGACGGGAGGCTGTGAAGATGACTCTCTCATTGCGGAAGCCATTGCTGTACTTGCTTGTTCCAATGCACTACCAGGTAATGCTGGTTGTATTTGTGCTGTTGAAATAGATGCTTTATTATCTCCTACTCCAGCATAATAAGATTTTCCCGTGTAAGGATTAGCAATAGATGCGAATTCTTGTGATAGCGCATATTGTTGTTTTATAGAATCTGTTCCGCCTTGCTTCAATCTTTTATCAATCAATGTTTGAGCCAATTTATCTTGTGCAGTTTTATCAAACACATCATTCAAAGTAAGTCCAGTATTTCCATATGCGCCACTCATTAAACCAGCAAGTGTCTTTGGAATTATTTGATATCTTCCTGCGGCAAAAAGTTTTCTTTCACCTTGCAATTGCATAACTTCACCAATTTTCATGTTAGATAGACCGGGCATTCCTTCTGGTGTATCTCCCGCCTTTCCTTTATTGGCGGCATCATAACCCATTTTTCCAGCTTCACCACCGGCAATAATATCTAATAGATTTGCTTTAGATGGAGAACTGCTTGAATTGCCACTTGCTTGTGCCGCATCTGCCATCATACCTAAACGCACTTGTTCATCACTCTTAACTGGAGTTGGAGATTTTGATTCAGTAACATCCTCTTTCATAACTTCATCATAAAGACCTCCTTCACCAAAAATAAGTTTATATATTTCAATTAAATCATTTATAGCCCATATTGCTCCACCAACTGCGAATACGAGACTAAGACCAAAAGTCATCGGCGCGGCTGCAATTGATGTTCCTATTGCAACTACTCTTAACATAGCCGCTTCACCAACTCTCTTTAATAATTTTGATTTGAATACATTCATCAATTTTGGATTGTTGGAAAGTTTTGTAAAAAATGCTTTAACCTTTTCATACATGGTTTTATTTTTTACCATTTCTCTTTTTTCGCCAACACTTCCATAAGATGTTAATGGTTTACCTTCAGGAATTTTTGTCATAGGAGAAGGTGCTGTTGGCACAGGCGCTTTATACATTCCTGCAATTGTTTTAGCGCCGCGGTATGCTGTATAACCTGCCAATGCACCCTCAACTGCTTTATAACCCACTTTGTTGCCAATATCAATACCTCCTGCTCTTGGACCATCTGGATCAACATTACTTCCAGAAGGATTTGGAACTCCAGCATTTTTTAATTGTTCATTAATAAATGTTCCTATTTCATCTCTGAAGGAATAAGCTAAAGCTAAAACGGCGGCGGGTCCACCCATCATAAGTAAGTTTCTTCCATTTGAAGATGGTGTTTTACCTCCAGCAGGAGGTTTACCTCCAGCAGTACCACCTCCACCGCCTAAGGCTTTGCCCAGTGAAGCAA